CCGATTGCCGCGATTGGCGTGTAAGACGTGATGATTGCGAGGCGGTAGTAGACATCGCCGTTTGCAAGCGTGAACTCCAAAGCTACTTTTTTGGTAGCATCCGAAGTGGCGTCCGCCGCCGTTTCAAGGGCAACTTGGCCCGTGTCAGCGCCGTCATAACCAAACATCAGTTCGCCAGCGCCAGCGCGTAGCATGTCAACGATTTTCGTCTCTTCGCCTGTAGAAATGTCGTCAAAGCTGGCAGTATCGAAAACACCCGTCATAGAGGGCGGACCAGATAGCTTACCGCAAGCGATGTAGGTCATTCCGGGAAAACCTGTTGATGCGTCGTCGTCGTGAGTTGTGGGCAGGGTGGCAGAAACGCCAACCGTGATGCCGACAGATGATTGCAAAGCCATGAGAGGCTCCTTCACTGATTGGGATGATCCCGGCCTAACCCCGCTCAGGGAAGCGACCCGCCGGGAAGGCCGCTATTCTTGGGCGCGCTGGATGCCGTCTTTGAAGCCGACCTGGACCTCGCCGTTTATTTCTGTGATGTGTGCAACCGTGCCGCTGAAGTTCTTGCCGCCAGTTGTCTGAAACTTGATCTTTGTGCCAACCTCGGGGGCCTCGCCCTCGGTGAATAAGCATGGCCCAGTCAGGATGCCGACCTTTGCGGGCTTCACGTATCCGGTGATTGGCGCGTAACTATTTTGGGCCGCCAGAGAGGGTGTTTTTTTCTTGGTCATGTCGGGGTTCCTTAGCTGTTGAGTGCCGAGTAGCGGATCGTCAGGGGAACGCGCCAATCTCGGTCGTCAAGGAACCCGCTAGCGATATTGGCGGGCTGTTCAATTGTTATAAGCCCGCCGGTAATTGGAATGGTCAGCGCCTGCGGAAACAGAGCCGAGACGGCATCGGCGTAGTCATTGGCTGCATCGTCGCCGTCGCCAAACTCGACCACCACCACGACGGCCATCACCCCCGTTTCCTGGATCACATCAGCCGACAGCATCGGGCCGGTGCGGGTCTGCGAGGGGAATAAAACCACAAACTATGGGCGGGCCATTGCGCCTTGCGGCTCATATGCAGGCCAAGTGCCGAGCAGGCCCGTGCCACCCGCCGCAAGTCGCCCCGTGAGTGCGTTGTTTATGTCGCTGCGCTTCATCCCAGTTCCGCCCTTGCTTTTCGAACGGCGCCTTTGACGTAGCCCTGCCAACCCGCTGCCGCGACATCAATCCAGTATGTGCCGGGGACGCCGTTTGCGCCATAGTGGACGTGCCTTGCATATTCGGCATCGCTTCCCGTGCCGCCCCATGCGAACCTTGCCACATCGCCTGCTGTCATTTGACCAGCAATTAACATCCACCCGGCCTCCCCGCTTATTGCGGTGCCTCCATAAATGCTGGATTGCAATGAGCGCGCCAGCGCGCTTAGGTCTCGGGGTATTGTGCCTTTGACCCGACTGCCACCGCGATTGATGCCCGGCACGATTTTGATGTCAGCCAGCAAGTTATTCGCGGCTTGCGAGACTACCGCGTCCATAACCTTTTCTGTCTTAGTGACCCACTTGGGAAGGTCAGCGAAACTGTACGTGGTCACATCAGCGCCCTTGTCTGCGCCAGTTCTTCGGGCGTCAAGCGCTCGGTCAAGCCCTTGATAAAGTCAACGCGAGGCCTCACCACACAGCGACAATTCACCACCTCAGACGCAGGCGCAGATTGATCGCCGGGATACATCATTGCGAAGCCGCCAATATCAAACGCCTCGCCTTGCTGGCGTATCTGCCCATCTGCTGCGCGGTGACTGTCGCGCGTTGCGCTGTCGCCAGCGGAATCCCATTCTCGTGTGATGGCCCCCGGCGCTATTTGCCCGCTGTCCTGCATTTGTTGCAATCCCTCAGCCTGTGCCGCGTGAAGGCTGCCGAGCAGTTCGGTTCGTGCGATTGTTTCGCCACGCAGCCTTTGCAGCCGCCCGGTGTAGCGCGCCGTGATCCGGGATATGTCTGCCGCAGATACCGGCTTGCCCGCTTTGATTGCCCGACGCACCAGACCGTCAAATCGCTTGTCGCGCAGCTTGCGGCTGAAGTATCCTGCATCCAGATTGCGCAGATCATCGGCCATGTTGCGAACAAACGCTGCCTTCTGGCTGTCCAGCCCAACAATTCCGCCCGTGCGCACGCCGCCGGGGCCAACGCGGCCCACCAGATCCAGCGCCGCTGCCCGTGGTGACGTGCCTCGCGTGATGGCGTCCGTCAGTGCTTCGCGCACCGCTTCAACAGTGCTGGTGCTGATCTCTACGATCTTATCGCTCGAAAACTGGCGCAGGATTGCCTCGGCGCGTAGGTTGCGGCTATCGAAGCGTCCAGTTACCTTGACGCCCTGCCGCGCGCCTGCCGCTTTGACAGCCTCGACAGTGAAGTCGCCGCCCGCGAGGTGCGCGGCCCTCAGCGCGTCATCTAGCGGCCTAAAATATCTTGCGTCAATCCCGATAGCGGTCAGTGCTTCCCCTACGTTGCCAGCGCGAATTGCGGCCTCTAGCGCGGCGATTTGCACGTCGCTGCGAATGTTGGCGAGGGCTTGGTCAAACGCCTTGCGAACGCTTGGTTCCAGTTCGTCCAGCAGGTCTAGGAGGGTTTTGCGACGTGCCACCTAAGCTACCCGCGCATCATGCAGAGCTGCAATGCCTCGTCGGCAGTAAACCCTGCGCGCATTGAAGCATCGTAATGAACCTTGCGAACCGTAGCGAATAGGTCAGCCCTGCGTACTTCATCGGGCATAGAGGCCTTAGCCGCTTGATATAAGGCGTCCATCTTTGCCGACGCGATGAGCTTGTTTGCTTCGTGGTTCATGGGCTGGTTCCTTCCATGCGAAACGACCCCGCTTGCGGGGCCTCTGGGTTGAATTTTCGTGTGGTTTATCGGGCGTTTTTCATGGCACAGAACGCGACCAGCCAAGCCATTGCCATCAGTGCGCCCTGCTCAAATGCCGCGCGCTCTAGGGCGGCGCAGGCCTCGGGGTAATCATCGTAGATGGTGCGTGTCACGCCCTTGCCCATATCTTAAACATCAGATCAGTGCCGCCAGTATTGAGCGGATCGACCCCGTATATCTGATAATCGACGCCCTGAATAGCGATCTTATCCGATAGCGCCGGGACCACATCGCCAACGCTTGCGGTGATCTTGGTATCGGTCGCTTTGATCGCCGTGTCCGCGCGTTCGCGTTCGCTAAATCTGCCGAGAATGACGGTGAAGTCGTAGGTCAAGGGCGGTCCGTAGACGGGCTTGTTGTCTGGCCCGGTATTGGCGCCCTTGCGTTTGATGACGCCGATCAGCGGGCCGTCACCAACGGCGGCGCCCGCCTCGGCTAGTGCAGCGGCAATCTGCGCCGCGATGTCAGATCCGGCGCTCATACCTTATAGGCTCCGATGTAGGTCCGCATATACCGGCGCAACAGAGCATCAATGACTGTGCTGACCGGGGTCGCCGCCGCCGCACCTTGCAGTCCACTATCGCGCAACGTCCACTGGATCGCGTCAACTTTGGTCAAAGCTTTTTGCTGATCGGGCGTAAATGTCTGCGACCAAAAGCCAGGCGTTGCTAGCTCAAGTGTTGCCGCTTCATACACAGCATCATCAACCCCGTCGCTTGTCGCACCATAGGGCGACATAAAGTAGTTCACATAGCTGCGTGTGACGTGCCTTTGCCCGCGCACCAATGCCGACGCGCTGGCGGCATCATCCGCAACCGTATCGCCAGCGGCGGTGGCGTATGCAATCCATCCGGCGATAGTTGCGGTCATTATTTCGACTTCGGCGCTGGTCCGCCAGGCATCTGTGGCGCGTCCTCGTTTACGGCGCCCTCTGCAGGGTTGACGATCATTGTCTTCGCTTGCTTTGGCTTGGCTTTGATGATGCGCGCCTTTCCGACCAAAGCGGCGGGCAGTGTGTCGCCAGTAATATCGATCACTTCACCGACTTTGACCTCACTGCCAGAGCCATCAAAGACGCCTTTTTCTGTAATTTCCGCTCTCATGGCTATTTCCTTTGCTTGGTTAATCTTAGTAAAGGGGCCAGCAATGCCAGCCCCTCAAGAAGATTAGGCAAGTGTCGAGTGCGCCACGCCGCAGTTGTCTTCTGCGTCGAACTTGATTTCAACAGCAGCGGCCATCATCACCGAAAAGTTGTAATCGTCCTCGGGGTTTGCGCGAAACTGCGCGCGGGTGGTCATTGGCATACTGTTCAGCACTTGAATGACCTCACGGCGCTTCACAACGGCGATGATCTCACCAGCGGCGATGCTGTCGGCAGGGATGACCTGGCCGAGGTTCGCAATTTCCAAAACACGTTGGGCGATTGTCTTGTCGCCGTTCGCTTTGAAGTCCGTCGAGTTGGCGTAGAACCAATCATCAAAGTTGACATAGAGCGTCGCGGGCACCTTGAAGTTCTTCGCGTGCAGCAGCTTGAGAGTTGCTACGACGTTTGCAACCCACTCGGCACCCGTGGCCGTGATAAGCGCCTGCGCAGTCGTGCGGGTGGAGCGCTTGGGGTGCGTGCGCAGTCCGTAAGATTGCTCCCCGTTAACTTCGATTCCGGCGTAGCCATTCAGAACAGCGCTTTCGGCCTTTTCGGCAATTTTGCGCTGGCTGTTGGCTCGACCTGCGGCGTCCAGATTGAACCCCTCAGTGCGAGCCGCCTCAACCTGCCGCCAGCCGTAGCTAAACGAGCTGTCAATGATCGGGATCGGCGTGCCGTGGTAGGCATAGACCGGCTGATCTGTGCGCGCCTTGGACCTGCCGTCAAGAGACACGTTGACATTGCCGCTGTCGCTGATCGTCTGGAAGTGGTGGACCAGCTTACCGATTGCCATAGGCATAGAAAGCGTTGCCGCCAGATCATTGAACACGGGCTGCAGGTCACGCTGAATCTCAACCCCTTCGCGGTCCCATGCGCCCCAGACATCCTTGGGCAGCGGGGCGGCGTTGCCGACCATCGCATCACTGCCAATAGAAGCGGCAAGCGCCACCTGCGAGGCGTTCCAGTTGCGACGGTTCGCAAGAACCGCACGCTGTTGTTCACTTGTATACAATAGCATTGTTTGCGCTCCTTACGATGCGGCTGTGACGAAGTTGTTGGCGATGCGAACGTCGGCAAGGGTGCCTGCCGAATATGCGCCTGGCACGTCGTCGAAGGTTGCGAAAACCCGCTCCGATACGCCCGATGCGATGAGGCGGCCATCCGCGCCGATAGTCAGGTTCGCGCCTTTTGCGTACGTCGCATTGGCAAGGCGCACTTGGTAGATCTCACCGACGCGAGGGCGAAAAGCGACGCCCGTATCTTCATCGGCATACGCCGTTGCGACAGACTGCTCAAAGAAATTTCGGTTCGACAAAATGAGCAGATCGCCTTCAATGTCTGCCGCTGTTGCCATGGTGAATTCTGTGGCGCTCTCAGTCACCAAGATCCCCGGAAGGTATGCGCCAGCGACTTTCTTGTCCGACACGGATTCAGCTTCGGAATTAACCGGGCCGCGATAAATGACGTTGCCTGCCATGATTATGCCACCTTCATGTTTGTGTTGAGGTCCACGTCCGCGAACTCGTCAGCGGGCGCGTCACCAAGCGCGGCGTTGAGGTTTGTTGCAGTTCCCGGCTTGGCTTTTTCGGCCAGCTTGCGGGCTGCGTTGATTGTCAGCTCACCGGCGGACTCAGCGTCAAGAATGTTGGCCTTGACGATTGCGGCAACATAGCCTGCAAGCTCGGCTTCATCCTTGGCCTTGGCGTTGGCTGTCATTTCGACCTGTGCGTCGATCAGCGGCTTCATTGCCTCTGCCATTGCGTTCTTCAGGTCTTCTTTCGTCACTGCTGTTTCGGTCAGGGCGTTCACCTTGCCGGACAGCGCGTCGAACTGTTCCTTGTCCATGTTCAAATCCTTTTCATGGGGTTGTTGTGGTTCCCGCGCTGGCGAGAACGCCTCTAATAGTGCGGTTTTCATTCGCTCAAGCATCGGCACACGTTCGCGCCGCTCCATCGCTCGGGCTAGGTGGTCAACCGCCCAATCCAATTCCCGGTCGCTGTCTTCCATCGTCGAGTTTATTACGTCGATATGCTCACCCTTGGCATTCACCATCATGCCAACGCCCTGATCTGGGGTGGCCGCGCCTTCCTCATTCAAGAGGATCGCGTCGTGGTCGAAATACATATTGCGGGCGATGTGTTCATGGTCTTCCCCGTCCGGGCTGTCCAGGCTGCACAGAAGGCCCGTGGACGTGTGGACGGGCTTACCTGCGTTGATAGCCTCTATCACTGCCTTGCCGTTGGGGCTTTGGCTCGCGACCTCCACGTCGATAATCTTGTCGATCAGAACGCGGCCATTCTCGCGGCGCACGTTGATATTGTGCGCGCCGATGTAGGAAATGGCGAGGCCGTCCGGGTGAGAGGCCGATACAAAATCGCCGTTGACCCTTGGGTGCCCAAATGGGGCCAGCGTATCGTTTAGGGTCATAAACCCCTTTTCGATTTCGTCAGCCGGATATTTGATTTTGTTCATAATGATGCCGTCAGGAAGCGTTGCCGACGGAACGATGATAACGTCCCGCCCGTTGCGCTTTTCATGGCGAATAGCGGCCATGTTCGCCGCCGTGGTGACGTTTACGCGTACTTGCTTCATATCTCATCATCCTCAATTTGATCCGGGCCGTCGCCTTCGTGGCCCGTGACCATGCGGATTTCGCCGACGGTATAAACCGGCTCGGCGGCCATCTTGGCGTTAGTGTCCGCCATCTTGTTGGCCAGATCGGCCTTTTCGGACGCGGTGTTTTCGGTCAGGTCTGACCATTCGATATGCCAGTCGCGCTCGGGCAGGATGCCGAACTGCTCAAGTCGATTGATGAAAACGTGCAGTGTGGGAATGACGGTGCCAGATCGGCGTGCCATGTTTGTTTTCGACCAAGTGTTGTTGTCTTCGGTGCTGGCGCGTTCGCCCGTCTGCGATCCGACCAGAACCTTGGCGGGGATCGGGATGGATGCCGCAAAGCCCATCAGCGCAACGGCGTGGAAGTGCTCAGGCGACGGCAGGGTGACGGCAAGAGTGCTGACCTTCATCCCCTGCAATAGCATGGAGCTGTCAAAGCCCTTGTTAAATTCGTCCGCAGTCTCGCCAATCTTATCGGCGACCTCGGTTAGATCGACTCCCATTGAATCGGCCATTGCCTGCAACTGGGCTTCTTTATCAATTTCAAACGTCAGGCCGCGCTTGGCGTTTTTCCAAAATCCCTCGCCGCCAGCGCCACTAATTTTTTGCAGGTCGAGCAGATCGTTGTACCCTGCCTCAAGCGCGCTGTTGGGGTGAACTGTGCCGTCTTCTGACCAAACGATAACGCGGTCAGGATGGACTTCGAAGGAGCGGGTCTTGTTTACGTCGTCGCCGACCGCAGCCTCGTTGAAGCTGAACATTTTGGGCTGGCCGTAGTCCACCGAAAGCTCGTCGGTATCCCACGATGAAACTTCAAGCTGTCCAGCCCATGCCGGGATGATTTCGACTAGGCCGTCTAGGCCGCCCCCTACGCGATCCACAGGCTCTTTGAACCGCTTGCTGTCAGCGAGGCGCAGGATGATACCGGAATAGCCGCCGACCAGTGACCGGCGGTCAGCATCCGCAACGCGCTGCCAGATGCGCAAGTCATCAAACCGCTGCCGGATTTCCACTTCAAGCGTCGTTTCATTCGCCTCTTTGGTTTCCCAAATTTGCGGGTTGTCCTGCCATGTTTTCAAAACGGTTTGATTGATGCCCGCCTTGGCAAGCCCGTTCCGCTTATACATGCGATGGAAGTGCTCAAACACCAGCGTGGTGGGATATCCGTAGTCTGCATAGTGGTCGTGCTTGGCGCTGCCGTAGTAGCCTGGGAACATCTTTGACAAGCTGCGTCGCGTCGCGTTGGCGATGATATCCTTGGGGTTCATCATCTGTGCCTACTCTTTAGCAACATTGCAGTTTGCGGTGGTGTCTCTGCCAATTCCGAAAACGCGCGCGACGCGGCGTCCACTTGGTCTTTCCACTTCCCGACGGGAAACGTGGTGATCTCGTCAAGAAACGCTTTGTTCCAGTCTCCGCTAACCAGATAGACATTGCCGCCCTCGGCCTGCGCAGATAGCCCCTCGGCCCGCGTTGCCTTGTCGCCAGTCTCCGTCGACGCCCGATAATTGTGCGGCGCGATCTGCTTTATCAGGTGCTGCGCCCATGACTTGCCCGCGCTGCCGGGGTCTTGAGGTATTGAGCCGCGAACGCCTGGGTGCTCCGCCGCGTCCTGCCCTGCCGTGTTGACTATCAGCCGCTCAACCCCCGCGCCCGTTACCTGAGCGCGTGTGGCGTCTGCTATGAAGTAACGCCCATCATGTGACCGGCCCATCAGGATGCCCGCCGTATAGGCGCTGTCGCGGCCCTCTGAACCGGCTAAATCCCAGCCACGTACCCATCGGCACCCGGCTGGTGCGGCTGGCGTGATATTGAACCAATCGCGCTGGAACATTGCCCCGCCGCGCGGCACCGGATCTTGCATGTACTGCCCGGCAAAAACGTATCGGCTGGCGTGTTCTTGGCGTTGCAACATTTCAATCGGAAACTGTTCAGGCCAGAATGATTGTTCATCCTCGGTCAGCGCCGGGATTTTGAGATGCTCCCATTCCTCGCCGTTGCCGCCAGCTAGGAGCCACCCACTCAAGTCTTCCTCATGTAGCCGCTGCATGATTACGATGATCGGCGTGTCCGGCGTGTTGCGTCGGCTTTCCATGGTCATCTGAAACCAGTCGATCACGTTTTGCCGCATTAATTCTGACGTTGCTTCGCCGGACTTGTGCGGATCGTCGATCAAGATGCACCCACCGAACCCGTCACGCATCTTACCAGCGCCGTATCCGGTGATGGTGCCGTCCGCGCCGGTTGCGTAAAACACGCCGCCCGCGCTGGTTCTGAATTCATCCTTTGCGGTGCTGTCGCCCTTTAGCTTCACCCACGGGAACGCCTCGGCATACGCCTCAGACTGCATGAGCGCCCGGACGGCGTAGGTGTTGGCCGATGCGAGCCGCTTGGAATAGCTGGCGTGGATAAATTCGCTATCGGGGAACAGCCCGCCAGCCCATGCCATGAAGTTCTTGACCGCTAGTTCAGTCTTGCCGGATCGCGGCGGCACGTTGATAATCAGGCGCTTTGTTCGCCCCAGCAAAACCCGCTCCAGCGCATCGCAGATTAAATCCTGATGCCAGTTCAGCTTTAGCTCTACCCTGCGCGTCTCGCGGAACATGATGCGCGTGAAGTCCAGTAAGCCGCACCGGACGTCGGCAATTTCATTCGGGGTCACAGTGCTTGCGGTTCATCGCGGCCAGTGCCGCGTCCTGCGCTGGCCCGGCGGGTGACATGGTGCCGTCGCTTGATTTGATATCCACAGATGTCAGCTTTGCGTGGACGTATGGCGCGGCCTTATTTGCCGCGTCCACTCGCTCAGACTGTTCGGAGTCCGGATCACGCATGACTGAAAGCAGGTAATCCAGCGGCGTGAGACCGCTTTCCTTTACCGCCTCGCGAGTAACCTGCGTTGACTTATTGATCGCGCCCGGCTTGCGGCCAGCGCCATCACGCTTACCACCTCGCGCCATTTGATTTCCTTTGATATTTAATCGAAAGCCCGTGATCGAACGCGAAAGCCCGCCGTCGCGTGATGCGGGGCGGGCTGTGTTGAGTGCGGTCAGCGCGCTAATGCCTTACTTGCCCGCATTAGTGGGCCAATAGTAACCCGCCGCGAGGCGCATCGTTGAGAGGCGGGGCAGGTGTTATCTTCGGAGTTAGCGGGCTTTCCCCACCTTTGGCACATTGGTTTAACTTCGAAATTTATAACTGGTTAGTTACAAATCGTGTACGATTATCACGTAACGCAAATAATCTGATGTGTCAACCGCCCATAGCCACGGCCAGCCGATCAAGCGCCGCCCGTAAATGCGCCATGCCTTGCGACAGGTTCTCACGCTGGTATTGCTTGAGGTGCGCGACTGTCCTGCCATCACCTACCACCGCAGCCAGAATCGCCCTGTCGCCCTCGATGATGTGCTTTGACACGGCGAGATAGTCAGACATGCGGTCGATCTGCACATCAATATTCGCATCTGGCTTTGACGTGCTGTCAACGCGGGTTGCGGCATAGTCGACGCCCTTGCTGCGTTGCGTCGAAGTCCAAGCGTCCCTGAGCGCCTCGCCTGCCGTAAAGCCTGCGTCGCTGATCCGGCCAAGCCGATGATAGGTTTCTAACATATCAACGCGCCGCACGCCCTTTACGCCGTTGGGGTTGACGCGCTCACCCGTATCTGGATCCACATCGCCTCGTGCCTCAGATACCAGCCCGACGCGGTTCGCCTGCCCGGTTGCACCTTGGTCCCACCTCGGCTTAGCCAACGACACATCTCCGCGCTTCTGTGCCTTGATGCAAGTCCCGTGCTTGAGGCGCATTTTTGACTTTGCGTCTGCCCACTGGGCGGCGGACTCGATTGCTTTGCTCATGTTGGCCTCCTGTGCTTGATTTTAGCCCCACCACGGGGCTTGATGCTCAATTCGCCGACCAGTGCGCGGTAGGCGTCTAATTCGATCCCCTGCGCGTAGTTTCGATGCCTGTATGCGCTGATGGTTTCGCATTGCGCATTGTTAACTCGTTCCAGAAGGTCGATGCGATCCATCAGGCGGCGGGTGTTGGGATCAGTGCTCACTGTATCGCACCTGAATCGCTTCCCTGACTGCCGCCGCTGGTATTCCCGCCGCCGCCATCTGCGCTGGTGTGTCGCCCCGGTGGATCGCAGCTCGGGCCAGCGCCACTTGCGCTTGCTGTGCGGGGGTCATACCACCACCCAGATTGCCGCATGGCTCGGGCCGGAATATGCCGCCCTCCCACGATTTTGCAGCCGATACAGCGCCTCCGCTACCATCGTGCGGCTCATGCCGCCTATCTCGCGGTGCAGGCCAGCTGTGCCAATC